GAAAAATTCGTATTGCCCATTGGTTTGGTGTTTACTGTACCAACAATATGAATTTTGACGATAATCAAGTTGATATAACTGATGGTTTCGCTGTTTGGAGAAGATTCACCAGACACATTTACTTCGTTGGTGTTAATGATGAGTATTGCACTCCAGAATCATTGAAATTATTGCCGTGGAAGAGAGAGATCGATGCTTCAAAGTGTCCTCTTGAGTGGAGTCCTAAGGTTCAATCCTACTATAGATATGAATATAAAAGTACTTCAATGTGCAAGGTCACCTTCGAACAAATCATTGACGAGATGATCATGGACCATCAGAAAAATAAGGCTAAGCATGAGGCTTACCTTAAAACTAGTGAACGTGAAATCAACAAGATCATTGAGGAGCGTATGCGCACTCAAATGGATGAAGGTGTCCAGACTGGTGATTCTTGGGCTATTAAACACGCCATCATTGAAGCAACGGAAAATGTAGGATTAAAGATTAGACTTCTTTTTGAATTATATGATTATCCTATTTCTCTAATGCCAAATTTCATGGATTGGTTAGCTAAAAGAATTCGTGGAACTCGTGATGAGGAATTGCAATTACTCATATTTATGGGTGAATTTCGCACTGAAGCTAGTGATGACGTTATGTCATACGTTCGCGACTGTTATAAGAGGTCTCTTGATGTTACACATACAATCAGTTCCAGACTGAATTCATTTGTGGAAGAACATCGTTCCGTCTTCGATGCTATTAAGAACATACTGATGATTGTCTCTGTTTTTAAGGCTACTACCTCCCTGATCTCAGCTTTTACTACTAAGAAAGAGGTTGAAATACCTTTCATCACTGAAGATGCTAGTGGTGAGAAGGGTAAGGGTAAGAAAAACAACAAACCACCAAAGAGAGGCAAACAAAGTGCTAAGGGTGGTTGGTATGTCGTTGGAGATAATATTGGCCACTCAGAAAGTTTTAAAACTGAAGGTGGTTATGATGTCAATTCTAATGATATGATGAGAAACGTTTTCAGAAGAAATATGTACGAGTTTTTCATGCCAGGTAAGGAGAAGAGAGCAGGTTTTGTCATATTCATTAAGAACAGAGTCTTTCTCATGCCCATGCATTATCACACTATTAGCAAAAGAAATTTGGAATCTGGCAAGTATGTCAAAGGTTCTTTATTGAATTTCGTTAAATGTGGTACTAAAAATTCTATTCAAATGCCTATCGAAACTTTTTTGAAAATTTGTGCTCCTCCGTCTGAGGATGATGATTTTTGTGTTTGTGAAGCTGGAGTTGAATTTCCTTTGCATAAGGATATCACTTCTTACTTTGTCCCCACAAAAAGTTATGAAAAAGAATTCGATCGACAAGGAGCCCTCCTACTTCCTCAGAAAGGAATTGAATTTGAGAAAACCAACTGTTCCTTCGATTTACTCGAAGGTATAGAGCATGGAAATGATTTTGATGACTTTTTGAACACAACTTCTATAGTATACAAAATTGATACTGAAGTAGGTGATTGCGGTGCTCCTTTTTTCCTTAGAAACGCAGCTATGCCTGAAGGTAGATTGATGGGCATTCATGTCAGCGGTACTTCTAATGGTACTGGTATGAGTGTTGTAGTCACTAGAGAATCACTTCTTGAAGCTTGCGCTTTGATTGATTCTGTTAAGGTTACAAATCATGATTATAATTTCCAAAATCAGGGTGAATTTCCTGAGTATTTTGATGGTGTTTACCCAATTGGAAGGAGTCTGAATATGGTTCGCAATCCTACTAAAACCAAAATAATTCCTAGTGTTCTTACAGGCATCTTTGGTTCAACCACGACTAAACCAGCTCGCCTGGCTAGAGAGTACGATGAAGAAGGCAACTTAAGCTTTGACCCATTCATGAACGGATTGAAGAAACATTTACGCATCCGTCCGATTGTTCAAGATGAAATTGTTGATGCTTGTGGTGATCATTTGTTGAATTCTTTAATTAATTCTTCAAAAAGCAACCTTGAAGTCGATGGAAAAGTCTTGACCTTCGAACAAGCCATTTTAGGTATACCCACCTTGCCCTATTGTGATTCTATACCTAGAAATACCTCTTCTGGTTATCCTTACGCGATGCCTGGAGGTCTTTGTGGTTCGAATCCTGGTAAAACTGTTTTCTTTGGATCAGATCCAGAATACAATTTAAATACGCCTGCCTGTATTGATCTTAGGATTAAAAATCTTGAAAGATTGGAAAATCTCAAACAAGGCATTCGTAATGAGTGCATTTATATGGATTTTGCCAAAGATGAGAGGAGACCCATCGCTAAAGTTGATGAAGGTAAAACTCGTATGATTAATGCTTGTCCCTTAGATCATTTGATTGAAGTAAGACAGTATTTTATGTCTTTTGCCATGTGGATCCAAAGGAACAGAATTTCTAATGGTATCTGTGTTGGGATAAATCCTTATAGTGATGAATGGGATCAACTTGCCAAGACTCTCAGAAGTAAGGGTCCTGATGTTGATGCTGGAGATTTCAGCGAATTTGATTATAGTGAAATGGCTAAATTTCTTTGGAAAATATTGGGAATCATTTGCAGGTGGTACACACTTAATGGTGGTTCTCGTGAAGACAATAAGGTTAGACACACGTTGTGGTGGGAAGTTGTCAATTCCGTACATATAAATGGTAGTTATATTTATCATTTAATTGCATCTCTCCCCTCTGGCCATCCTTTAACTGTGATTATAAATTCATTGTATGTCCAACTTGTCTTTAGATATGCTTGGATAAGACTTCACAATTTAGATCTTAATTCTCTTTCCCATTTCAATGATCATTTGGTTGTTCAAAGTTATGGTGATGATAATGTTCACAACAAGAGCAGATATGCTGCCATGATTATGAACGAATCTAGATTGATTGAAATTTTCAAGGACATTGGTTTGAAATACACCAATGAGAAGAAGGACAATGATCACAGAGGTGCTCGTACCTTATGTGATGTTAGCTTTCTTAAGAGAGAGTTTCGCTTTGATTCTTACTTGAAGAAACATGTTGCTCCTCTATCTCTTGACACGGTGCTCGAATTTGTCTATTGGACAAAATCTGGAGCTCAGCAAGAGACTATCACGAAACAAAACGTAGACAATTGTATTATGGAATTGAGTTTACACACTGATGAGATCTTTAATAGATATTCCAGTGTTTTGTTGGCCAATTCCTTTAAAACTTTGCGCTATTTTCCTCCCTTGACAGATCGAATTCAATTGCTGAATAAGACTCGTCATATTGAGGAAATCTGGTAAACTATACCCGTCCTTCACAGGACGTTAAACTAGTGTATACCCAAACTATACCCACGATCGTTATACCCTATACAAATACCGAGTCTAAGCAAGAGGTTGTAAGTGCGTGTTGTATATATTTCCTTACCTTTTTAGGTTTACGACCCAGGATGGGAAGGTGGCAGACCACCAATATCCAGGGTAAACTCGGAGACTCTGAACTCTAGGTCAGGTTCAGGTAGTCTATTCGACCTGCTGATTCATCAAATTTATTCGAAACAACTTTAATTGAAGCAGAACACGAAGATGTTATGCACACACAAAATTCAAGTACCAACAACACCTCTCAAGGTATTGTTGCTTACTCTTCAATGACCAATGTCAAAGCATTAGATTCAGTATTGACTGAAAATGCTGACACAGGTTATGCTCAAAGTATTATACACTTTTTGCAGAAACCTTTTCCCTTATCCACTACGGTTATCACAACTGCTACTACAGGTACTATCTTGAGTATTAATTTATTCAGTGATATCCTTAACCAAGCCATTTATTCGAACAAAATTTCTGGTTTCTTTGCTTTTAGAGCAACTACTGTTTTCCGTATTCAAACAAATGCCAATCGATTTCAAGCTGGAAGATTACTCTTCCATTTTCTACCTCAAGGTTCTGTTACTGGAACTTTCTCTGCTGCTTTACGTAATGGTGATCTTATCACTAAAACGCAACAGCCTAGAGTTGAACTCGATATTGGCACTCAAACTGAAGCTATTTTTGAGATTCCATATGTATCCCCTTATTCACACTGTGATCTACAAACTGGTGTTGGTAATCCTGGTACGTTTTACGCCTCAGTGTATTCCCCTTTGGCCGTCACCACTGGTTCAACCAAGTTTGATATGACCATTTGGGTCAGCTTTAAAGACATCGAAATCGTTACACCTTCCCCAGGTGGACTTGTTTTCGGTACTCAGATGGATGAAGGTGCTTCTCAAAATGAGAGCGTTGCCGCTCTTTCCAAAATTGGAACATCTTTCAAACCTGATCTGGGTAGTGTTACTGGTGCACACATTAAAAACACCAATAAGGTTTCAGCTAAAGCCATCAAGAATGGTAATGCTGAAAAAGCTGAAGCAAACAAAGCTAGTTGGGCTCAAACCTCAACAGCTATTGCTGCCACAGCTGGCTTACTTTCAACAATACCTGCCTTAACTCCTTTTGCTCTTCCAGTTGCTGGAGCTGCCGCTATATTTTCTGGAGTTTGTTCCATATTTGGTTGGTCTAAACCAACTCTAGGTTGGAACAATATGGCATATGTACGTTTTGGTTCTGCTCCATTCATGGCTAATTCAGATGGTATAGATACTTCCATTACTTTGTCTAATTCTGCTGAAAATGCCATACAAGTTATACCTGGTTTTGCTGGAAATGACATTGATGAAATGTCAATCAGTTATCTGGTCAGTAGACCTGCTTATTTCAATAAATTCGCTTGGTCTGTTGGATCTGCATCCAACACTGGCTTGTTTTCAATTCCCTTGACTCCACAATTTTTCAAGAACCCCATTCCCTTGTCTGTAACTAATGCAACAAACACATTCATTTATGAATTGCATACTCCTCTATCTTTCCTTAGTAGATATTTTAAGTATTACCGAGGAAATATCAGACTCACATTTAAATTTGTGAAGACAGAATTTCATTCTGGGCGAATAGTCGCTTCTTTTATACCCCCTGGTGGTGCTGCTCCTGCAGCTGTAGGTGACACTACTTACCTTTTCAGAGAAATCATTGACATTCGTCATGGTAGTGAATTTTCATTTGTTGTTCCTTACACATCTGTGACCCCATTCAAACCATGTGCTGATGGCACTGTTTCTGGTGTTCCTAGTCTTTATGGGACTTTAGACATTAGAGTTCTCAATGAATTGGTAGCCCCTGATAGTGTCACGCAAACTGTTCAATGTCTCATGGAAGTATCTGGTGAACCTGGTTTCGAATTCTCAGGACCTTGTTGGCCACACAGTAATAATTACATAGCTGGCGATTCATTTGAGCCTTTTAGGACTCAGATGGATGAAGTTAGCGACGTCATTGCTGAGGTGTACAAGCCAATTGGTTCTAGTACCGCAATCAAAACTGATAGTGTTTTACCTTCTTTTGCCTGTTTTGGTGAGAGAATCAACAGCATTAAACAATTGCTCACACGTATCCAAAAGCTAAGAATTGGTACTGGCGGTCCCAGTGGATCGCAAGCTACCAATGTCTTTGATCCTTTCGCTCTTGGTGGAGTTTCTATACCTGTTTCTGGTACTGGTGTGAGCTCTACGGCTCCATTCTATGGAGATTATATCTCACACTTTTCCGGTCTTTACGCTTACTCTAGAGGTAGCGTTAGATTGGCCAAGAATAAGTATTCCACTTCCAATGATAGAACTGAAACCGCTTTAGTTTTCAGGGATGGCACATCGGATACTGCATCCTATAAAAATGCTAGTTTTGCCAATTCAAAAGGGACTACTAACAACATCATCGCCATGCACAATTCAGATCAAAATAATTGTTTCACAGAAATCAAGGCCCCCCCCTATATGCCTGTGCATTCAAGATTGAATCGTTATGACTTTGGTGATTCTACCACACGTCCCCCTTTAGATATGTACAAATCCCCAGTTCTTGTGGAATTTATACAAAGTGACACCGCTGGTACCGGCACCTCTTGGTGGCGTGGTGCAGCTGATGATTTTCATCTAGGGTATTTTATTGGTGTTCCTCCAATTTATATCCGCACAACTTAGTGTTTTGAACACTGCTTGCTAATAGCTAAATTAGACAGAATAAAACTGTACAAATTGACTCCGGGTGAGTTTTTGTCTTTTAGAGACTAATTTTTACGCCCAAATCACACCCGGAGTTGTCCGGGTGTAGAGAACTTAAATCTACACTTAGAGATGTTCCTAGATGCTTGCCTATAAGGGGTAAAGTGTTAGTAGGACTATTTGGGTGGTTCCCAGGTTTATTTAATCTCGCATAGATTAAAAAC